TAAACTCTTTTATATATTTTAGGTACATTGAAACTACGAAACAGAAACTTTGAAAAAATTCCGTCCATAAGTTTTGCATTGGTAGCGGGGTATTGGCTACCAATCAGAAAAAATGAAGTCCCCCCCGTAGATAAAGACGGAACAAAAAAAACTGCAATCAAGATTCAATTTCTGTTTCTGATTGCAGTTGCAAATTACGAAAATTGAATTATAAAAATCGAATGATTGATAGAAATAAACATCTGCTTTTACTTATATTACACGCTTCTGAATGTTCCAACAAATGTGCCATCGCTTGACATACTAAATTCCGCAGCATTGTCAATCCACCACGAACATAAGCCTTTACTTGAGAAATTATATTTTCTCGCTACTAATTTTAATCTTCGTGGATAATGTCCGATTGAAATATAGCGTACATCTTGCCCGTTATACATAAACGCATAATTATTTGTACATTCAATCCTTATTAAACCAGGGTTTCCTTTAAACATCATTTCAACTTCAAGACCTATGAATGATTCATTACAAGGTAATATTATTGTTCTTGGATTATTGTCTTTGTTTTTTGTGAAATAGAAATTTAGTCCGTTTGATAAATCAACTTTGAAAGAATTTTCAAAGTCATAATCATCAATATCTATAGTTTTAAATTCCTTCCTCGTACCAAATTGCAATGTCAAATTTCCCTCTGCATCCCATTCAATTTTTTTGTTACTTAAATATCCGCTTCCATCTTTTTTTAAAGCCCATGCATCACCATTACTTAATATTTCATCTGCATTAATTAGGCTTGAATTGATTTGTCCTGTTACAATTTGATTTGCAGCCAATGTGCCAGTATAAATCCCTGTGCTGTCGATATAAGTTAGTTTATTGCCTACTTTGTCGCTCAATATGTCATAGTTGTTATTGCATTCCGTCACCGCACTTGTAACAGTTGTTGCAGATAATTCAAGATTTTCAAATTTGTTGTTGCTTGATTCTTCTAAATTATCAATCCTATCATTGATTGAATCTGTTGTGTTGTCAATCTTGTTATTAATTGAATCTGTTGTGTTGTCAATCTTGTTATTAATTGAATCTGTTGTACTATCAATCTTATTATTAATGTCATTTGTTGCATTATCAACTGCATTATTAATATCGGTTTGCCAGTTCAATTTAACGTTATTACTAAATGTTACATTTCCGTTTTTGTCGAATTGGATTGCTTTGTTCGCAATATATCCCGAACCATCTGCATTGAATTGTGTTGATGATGTTGCAAAGTTTCCCTTTAAATATGTATTGTCACTATAAAGACCATAGCCGCTTAATACACCAAAATTTGAATCACTAATACCACTTAAACAACCTAACCTTGTAACAACATCATTACTATTAATAACATCAATTATTGCACCATGGTAGGGACTTAATTTCATATATTGGTTTCTGTCTGCATTGTTATCATTAGATACTCTAACAAGCGTATCACCTGCAACAAGTTTGTTCGAATTTGATATATTAGTGTATTGATATGTTGCACTTTCTGTTGTAGTTGATACTAATGCAGTAATTTTAATTTCGCATCGTTTTATACTGCTTCCGTTAAACACTTGACATAGCAATATATCATCAACTCTAAATACATTATCAGTTACCACGACTTCTTTTATTGTATCGTCAATGCTGATAACCTGTGCTGCATCCGTTATCCAAACTTCACCGTTTGTTGCACTGATTTTATTGTAATTAATTGAATTTGCTGCAAATTCACCTCTAATTGATAGATTTCCAAATTCTGCATTTCCGTTTGCATCAATGCTAAAACCTTTTAAACCACTTTGATAGACCTTTGAAGTGATTCTATCTGTTGCAACTGTATCGCTTGTAATTGTTGATGATGCGATTGAATCAGCAAACAATCTATCAAAATTTCCCTGTGTTGAATCAATATAGGTTGAAGTGATATTGTTACCACTGATTGAAGGTGATTTGAAGGTATTAGAAACTTCTAAATTTCCAATAATTTTCAAATCACCTGTCAATGTCATTAAATCAACTGTTCCGCCTGTTGCGTTCCATTTTCTTTCATTCAATAATCTACCCATATTTGCGGATAATGCTTTATTTGCATCAATTGAATCTAAATTGTCTATAATTTCAATTGATGATGCACCACTATTGCCGCCATTATTGATTATCAAACCACCACTCACAAAAGTTAAATCGCTTGCAGTATTCAAATACTTTGAGCGTGGTTTGCTTGGTATTTTTTGCATTATTACTTGTGTCATTGCTTACTTTGTTTTGTCTTGTTATTTTGGATTATGCTACAAAATCAAAAATTTGATTCAATACAATGTTGAATGATTCATTTGCAAAATCTATTTCACCACTTTGCAATATAAAGCGTTTATTTTGTAGATTATTGTCTTTGATAATTGCAAAAGAATTTAATTTTTCATCATTCTTTAATGACAATTTTACTTTAAATCGTGGTTGTTTGTATTGACTTATAATACGTTTAATTAGATGTTCTTCTAATCTAACATTGGTATTAGTTAGTTTTGAAAATAGATTATCTTCTAAATACTTATCATTATAAATCAATTTGGAATAATCCATGCCGTCATTATTGAATGTACTAATCTTTAAATCTATATCGTCTAAAGCATTGATATAATTTGAATTGATTATGTTTTCATATAAATTGTCTGCATTGTCTTTTGCTTTATCTTCAACGTTCCCATTCTTGAAATAATCAATCTTAATGTCTTTAAGCATAAAACCAATACCAGGAGCGTTTGCAACTAAATCCCACGTATCAGCTAATAATTGAAATTCAAAGTGTCCCATTAATTCAACATCAGTTGGAAGTTCAATACACATCCCTTTTAACCCTTCATAATTTTGTTGTAAACTCTTTGTGTCATTTACCGCATACCACTTTCGATACCTATTGCCTTCCAAAGTTGTAACTACTTTAAAAGTATGTAATTCGGGATTGAAATTTTCTTTTGCAATTTGTTGCCATCCGCTTTGTGTGTAATACCAGTTTCCAATTCTCAATATTGCAAGCGGTTCGAAATCCCTTCTTTCTGAATATCCGTATTCGTGTGCTCTGACTAACGACATATCATAATTCACTAAAAATTGAGATTGAAAGCTGATACCAAAAGCACCATTCTTATATAATTGACTTTTTTTATTGTTGAATTGTAATATAGGTGCATATTTTGCAATATAAATTTGATTGTTAAAATCTAGTGGTTCATCGGTACAATCTATTCCGTCTCTGTTATATTTTGATACCATTTTAAATTGATACATGTACTCCCAATTATATTCAGTGATATTTGGATGATTATCAACCATTTGCCAATGACATCTTTTTATTGCAAAACCACCTAAAACTTTAGTAGGGTCAACTTTAAACAAATCATAATTATCGTTGTCTTCTTCGTTTAGTGGATTGCCTGTTACTAAATGATAACGTTGAAATTTATATGCTTGACTTTTCAAATATTGTTTTGTTTCATATTCGTTTTTGTAGTTGGTATCTTTTTTGCCAGTGAACCAATCTAATTTTTCAAAATCATCTTCTGGAACTTGTGAAGTTGTATTATAATTGTTTGTTCTTACTTTAACCTTATTGTAGCCGCCAAGTATATCTAATTGGTTATCATTTCCCCAGTATTCCATGTCTTGTACATTCACATTGTTTCTAATATCGACAATTTCAAAAGTTGATAAATCAGCATTGAATTTTAAGTATTTAGTGAATCCTTTTGCCATGTAATCAACATCAACAAATTGTACATCACCATTGAAATCGCAAACAGTCCAATTCAACACTTTGCATATTTCATCTAATACTTCATCTAATTTCATTGCTTCATTTTGTTCATCAAAGAAATTTTGTTCGGATATTGTCAGTGATTGAAGAAAGTTTGTATTTCCACTTTCGTAAACGCATGGAATGAACACATTATTGTACTTTCCTTTTGATTCAATAATACATTTCTTAATGATTGAAAAAATAGATGTGATTTGTGTTCCTGTATTGATAACGCTATAATCAATATATTGTAATGTCGCTAACGCTGATATTGCATCAATACTAAATTCAAATATATCATCCACATAATTTTGTGAATAAGTTTCAGGTGAAATGAAACCTGTCCACACTAATTTGTCATTCTTATATAAATTCACTCTAAAGTCTTGATAACTTTCGCTGAATAATGATTGCAAATAATCAGAACCTGCAACACTGATTGTTGCAGTACTGAATTTATGTGGTTTATAAAGAAAATCATCATCATCTATATTCACTATAAATGATGTTGATGTTCCTATCAATTCTTTTGCATCCGTCATTGAATTTTGTTCAATATCAATTCTATATTCGTTTTCATCAACAGATTTGAATGGTATATAGTATTTTGTACTCCACATTATTTTATCTTGTTTGTCTTTTTATTATAGTTAGATAATATTCCTACCAATTCTTGCCCTCTAATTTTGAATGTCACGTCACCTGCAATTGCATTGCTTTCTTTTGGGCTGATATATTCTTTCAGTTTTGAAAGCGGCGCAATGATTTCGGGATTTGAACGTGCGCCTGCATATTCACCAACATTGACAATACTGTTGCCAAATGCAATACCGCCATCCTTCAATTTTGGAATATTTGTTGCTGCTGCAATAATTGCTGCAATGGCTGATACCGCCATCGCCCAACCGACAAAAGGAATACTTGCAACAGAACTTGCAGCACCCGTTGCGGCTGCTTCCAAATTGGCGTTTGCTTCTGCTTTCTTCGCTGTTGTTAATGCAGTAATTGCAGGGATTGCGTTTGCAACAGCCGACATTAAACTAATTGAGTAATTAAACCATGTGTCTGCACCGTCTTGTGTTAATGATGAAATGGTAGACATAGTATTTCCCATTGTTGAAAATGCAGAAGTAACATCACTAATTGAGCTTGCATAGTCTTGATTTAAACTAATGTCTTTCTTACTAATAATTGGTTTTAATTTCAATTTTGAAGTATCAAAACCTTCCGTTTTCAATGCAGGTAGTTTCAATTCTTCTAAATCTCTGCTGTTGAATTTTGCAGTGATATTCAATACAACTTTTCTTTGTTCTAACTCTTTAATTAACTTCAATGCTTCAACTCTTGCTGCATCTGTTATTGCATTACTGTATTTCTTTTTAGCTTCTGAAATCAGTTTATCAAGTTCTGCAATGCTTCCAGTTGGGATTGCATTTGCTGCTTCTTTCGCTGCTTTTTGTGCTGCTGCTTTAGCTGCTGTTTCTTTTGCTTTTTCTGCTGTTACAATTGAATTACTAAATTCAGTCGTTGATTCATTAAATTCTTGTCGTTGTTGTGCAATTAATCGTGATGTTGCATAATATTCTTTGCCTAATTCTGTCAATTTCTTCAAATCTTCATCTGACAATTTATTCAACAATTTGTTATACATTACTGCATCTTTATATTTTGCTGCTGCACCTTCTTGTGCGATTCTTGCAGCATTATTTGCATCTTGTATTCTTGAATAATTGTTGCCTGCTTTAGTTACATCAATAACCCTGTCTTTTTCAATTTGCTTTGATAACTTCAAATAATCATTGTATTGTTGTTTGTAGTAATCTTTAACTTCATTACGTTTTGCAGATGGCATTAAATCAATTTTCATCACCTTTTCAAAATCAGCTAATGAAATATCAGATGCACGCAATTTTGTTCCTGTTACAATTGATTTAGTAAGCGCATCTAACGCATCATTTGCAACTGTTGTACCTGCTTCTTCTTTCTTTTTCAATTCAATATCCCATGCGGCAAACGCTTTTCTTCTTTCATTTTCATCAAGTTGTTTGTTCTTTGCAGTCAATCGTGCCTGTGCAATTGCTTCATCAAATTTTCCTGTATAATAATTAAACGATATGCGTGTGTTCCCTAATTGGTCTAATGCGTTGTATGCGTCTTGTGACTTTGCAATAATATCATCAAGACCATTCAAGAATGATGTAAAATCACCACTTCCCAATGAATAAAAAAATTCATCTACGCCAGTTTTTGCAGCTTGCATTGCGGAAGCTGTTAAATCGCTTAAGGTTTGAGATGAATTTAACACTTTATTAAATGCTTGTCCCGCAGTCATAGCCAATCCCAAACCGCCAGCAAATTTTGAAAGCGTTGAAGTTATTGTACTTTGAATGTTGTTGTATTGTTCAACTTCTCGTTTGCTTCTTGCTATGTTGTCGTTAAATTGCTTATTATCAAGTATCAGCCTTGTAACTAAATCGCTCATTGTTTATTTTGTGTTTAATGTCTTTGCAATTGATGTTGCTTTTGCTTTTAATCTTGCAACATCTTCTTGTGTTATTGTTGTATCTTCTTTGTGTTCATTGTCCCAATCAAATTTCAAAATATCTGTTACTTTTAATTGTTTTGATGAATTGCATTGAGCAATAATATATGCAATCATTCTTGTTTGCTCCCATGTGTTTTTGATACTCTTGTTTAATGAAGATAAGATTGTGTTTAACTCATACATTTGCATTTTATCAAAGAAATATTCAATTGAACAAATCTTGTATTCAATAACAATTAGTTGGAATAACTTTTCAATTGTCAAATCTTCTTCGTTGCTTTTTTTTTAGATTCTTTCTTTTCACCAAATTGTGCTTGTTTTTCAAATTCAGATGTTAACCATGTAGCGAAGTTGTTGAAGATAGTAATATCATTATCACAAATATCTATCAATTCATCGAACGTTAATTCAATTGATGGTTCGTTCGCAATAATCAATGAATAAAACAACAAATACATATCAGTCAATGATGTTGTTGTAAATGTCTTGTTTGCAATCTTTTCGAAAATAAATAGTGCTCTGATTGTGTATTTTAATTCAATCTCTTTTTCTTTTATTTTTAATTTCATAATTCAATTTTCTTTTATAATAAATATCAAATTAAAACACAAAAAAAGGGCAAACACTATCTAATAGTGCTCACCCTTCCATCAAAAGAAGATATTATAGTTTGTTATGCTTGTTTCGTTAATGGTGAAGAACCTTGTAAACTAACTGAATATGATGCAATTTCACCGTCATTTGCATTTACACTGATTGATGTAATCACCGCACTACCTCGCCAACCACTTCCAGCCGTCCAACCTTCTGCGGGCTTTCCGTCCTCGTCATTGGAATTTGTAGCGATTGCAAATAAAATTTCAATCGGTTCTCTTGCAATCATCTTTTCAACTAATGAATTGTAGTCTGTTTCTGTAAACAAATGCTCTGCATTAATTGTATATGATAGTTTTGTAGTAAGGAACTGTTTCCACTTTCCGCTGTCTTTTGAAGAAACTTCTAAACTATCCGCATCAAGTTGCAAACTATGTGATTTCGCATAAGCAAATGCAGTGTAACCACTTCCGCTTTTTTGAAACAACATTAAATCCCCACCTTTTATATATTTTGTGTCTGCCATGGTTGTATATTTTGTTTGTATTTTATTCTATATATAAATATCAATTAAAAATCAAATATTACGTTGAATTGAAGATTTTGAACGTATGTATCTTCTAAATAATCTTCATTCATTGAAATTAATCTGATTGTATTGATATTGTCTATTCTTTTGCCCTCTATTGCTGTTCTAACTAATTCTGCAATTTCGATGCTTTGATTGTATGTCGTTGCTGCAATATTGATACTAATGTTGATGTTGTCACTATGTCGCCAATCCTTTGTGTATTCTGCATAAATTGAATCACGTTGATATGTAATGAAAGGAAACGTTGTATTTTCATTTGCGATGATAGGATACATTTTATTGTCAACCATTGCAACCAAATCTTCATTAGCTACCAATAGTTTATATATGCTTTTTAATACTGAAATTCCTGTCATTTATGCTTATTGTTTATCTTTTTTATTACATCAATCAAGTGTTGTTCAATGCTTGCAAAAACTTGTGTCTCTGTTGTTTGTTTTGCTTTTTGAAAGAATCTCTTTGCATCAATTTTTCCCGTGTATCTTGCTTTTTTCAATCGCTTTCCTTTTACTTTAGTTACTTGCCTGTCGGCTGTTCCCATTTCAAAAAACTTCAATCGAAAATCACCCATCAAATGCACTTTTGCGGCTTGCGCTGATTTTGCAATCTTGATTCTAATACCACTTTCAAGCGTTTTCCCGTTCCACCTGTTTTTGCTTCTTGTACGTTTTACAACTTGACGTAAATTTGTGATTGTCTGTTTTCGCAATATATTTGCTGCTTTTCTTAATGCAGTTGTAAATGTTTTCTTCTTCAACTTTGCATTAAATTCATTAAACATTGCAATCACTTGCTTTGCATCAACTGTAAATTCATTGCTATTTACCATTATTATTCATTGATTAATTCAGTTATTATCTTTTTATACTGATATTGTTTAAATGGTTGAATGCTTACAATTCTGTAATATTGATTATTGAACTTAATGCGCATTGTCTCGTTTACATTATGATAATATCTGATATTGAAAACAGGGCTATAATTTACAACAATTTCATCATTTTCAATCGCACGTGAACCATCTGAATATATAACTTGTGCTTTTGTGATTAAACAAGGTTTATATTCAATCATTTGTTCGTTAAATTCATTTGTTATCAATTCACGCTTTTCAAATTCAATTATATCTTTCAGTAGTCCTGCTTGCATTATATAGTAGTTTTAGTTGAATAATCTTTGAATAAATCAAGTAAGTAATTATAGCTAATTGGTATTTCAGCACTTGAAGCAAATGCAACACTTTCACGGTTTGCGTAGAAATTTGCAACTAACAACATTATTGCATGTAGAAGCGAAGAAGGCAATTTGCCTTCTTCATCCTCTAAATTCTGCAATTTATTATCAATATGCTTTTCAACGGCATTTTCTGCAACACACATTAAATTCAAAATATATTCATCATCTAAAGTGTAGCTATTTTCAATATTGAGATGTTTTTTCATCAAATCTAAATTCAAGTACATATTGATATTATGTTAGTTCAATTATTGTAAATTTATTATGCAACTTTTCCTGTTACAATCGCATCTTCTCTTAATACTTTTGCATCAAAGTATGCGTTAATTACTAAACGTACACAACCGTCAGCAGCTTTTGTGTAAGGGTCTACAACAAGGTCGATACCTCCCCACTGTCCAACAGCCAAATTTGAAAAATCACCATACGCAAAATAGTTCTTTTCAACGTTTGATGTGTTCAAAACTTGTTGACCGTCAATTTCATTATTTTCTAAAATAAATGAAGCTGTTCCGCTACCTTTTTGAGTTGTTCTGAATGTAGCTTTTGCACTGTTAGACATAATGTATTTGCAATCATTAATAACATTTGCATCTTCAATTGTAGCTTCTAATGCTGCTAATTTTTTGTAGTCAGTTGTTGTTGCTGTGATTGCAGAAGTTACAAATATACCTGCTGGCTCTGTTGTTGAACCACTGCCCGAACCTAAAATTGTGCTTTCTAATTTGCTGTTGATAGCATTAATTAAATCTTGTCTTATGATTGCTTCTGCATCGTTGGAATCTTGCGCAAGGAATTGTTTTGAAATGTCAATATATGCAGTAAGACGTTTTGGTTGAAGTTTCACACTTGAAAATGCACCTGCACCGTCTTTTGCTGCTGCTGTCTCTCCTTCCCATGTAACATTGCTCGAACCCATCACAGGAACGACCACGTCACCAACTAAACCTGTCATAAATTTTGCGCCTGCTTGTGCTAATACGTTTTTAGCTCTTAAAGGTTCTAAAATTGAATCAGTATCGGTTGCAACATTTTCTTTTCCTGCACCTTCAACTGTTGCTGCAATGGTTGCTCTATTTTCAACAGGAATTTGAATTTGTCCCGTAAAATTCAAACCTGCCTTGCGCATTTCGTTTGCACCTGCTGCAATGTATGCTTGCTCATCTTCTGTTAAATTTCTGTTGTTTGCAATTTTGTTGATTGCTGATAATAATCTAAATTCTTTCATAGTACTATGTGTCTTGTTTGTTTTATTTCTTTCTTCATTTTCTTCTGTTGGTGATGGTTCATCAACTTCTCTTTCGTATTCAGCTAATTTTGCTTTCAATTCTTCAAGTTGTTTGTTTAAACTTTCAATCTCTGCTTTTGCTGCATTGTATTCGTTCAATTCTTCTTCATTCATTTCACGAATTTCAGTTTTACAGATTGAAACAATATCTTTCATTCTTTGCTTCAATTGTGCCTTTTTATCTCTGATTTCTAAACTGTTCATTTGTGTTTGTACTTTATATATAATTATTCGATTGAATCAATTTCTTTATCTAATGAATCCCAATATTGCGTTAAATTGTCAGATTCAATTTTTAATATGTCGTTGAAACTTCTACATGCAACAGTTGTTTCACTGTAAGCGGGATTATAAACGGGTGACACATCATATAATCGGTCTATTTTCTTGATAGTTCTGTAATATCGTCCGTCTCGTTTTTCCCAACTGTCACCACCACTGGCGACTGTGAATGCAAAAGAAGAAGCACTAATATCATTACGCTTCAAAGATTCTAAAAGCTCATTTCCTAACGCTGTTTTAGGCGAATCAAATTCGTATCTTAATCCTCTATCATCTATTGTTAATTTAAGGCTACCTTTTCCATGTCTTGAACGTGCTAAACAGCCTCTCTTTTCATCGTGGTTTAACCATGCAAATACATCTGATTTTGCAATAACTTCATCATCTATTGCAGTCGGTTCAATTACTTCTGTAAATCCTAAATCTTCCGATTCTGAATTGAATACAAGTGCGTAACCTTCAACTTTTCGTGATTCTTCATCTGCTGATTGAATTTCATTGATATATCTAATTTCTTTTTCTTTTTTCATATCTCATTGATACTATTTTATATATATAAATATCAGCAGGGATTGAAAAGTAAATTGTTATCCTTTTGCTATTTCTCGTTGTTTCTGTTGCAACAAATCTGCTTCGCTGTCTGAAATTTCTTTCCAGTTTTTTGCATCGTCATTTACAGATAGAAATACTTTATCCGTGAATACTCTTTGAAGAATATCTACATCTGCTTTTTGTGTCAGTTTATAACCTTCTTCCGCTTGAAGAATTTGTACTGTGTAGTTTGATTGTATCATTTTCGTTTGTGTTTTATTTGAAATTATTTATGCAATGGTATAGCCTTTCATCGTTATTGCTGCAATATCTGCATCTGTTAATCTTGCTTTTGCGTCCGCATGTAATTCAATGGTTATTATATCACTTTGATTGCTTCTATCATAGGAATAATTCAATAAACTATCTATCATTGTATTGTAACTCCAATTTTGCAAATTATTCAAATAAAATGTTGTTGAATAGAATAATTTTCCTAAATTTTTGAATGTTATATTTACAATGTTTTTAGTTTCTTGAAACATGGTAAAACCAATAGAACTATATCCCATTTCAATTTCTTCAATCGTATGTAATGATGAACATTCGGCAAAAGCATAATTGGTATTAGGGCTACTTTGACTTTTATTTATTTTCCCTATGTGTTTCAATTTTGTACAATAATAGAACATGTATGAAATATCACCTCTCTTTGAAAAATCAACAGTTGGAAAATATACTAAATCCGCATCACGTTCAAACTTAATTGAAGTATCATCGGGATTCCAATTTTCCTTGATTGACTTTGCATATTCAATATCTTTGTTTAAAGATTCGGGCTGCTCGTCATAGCCTAATTCAGACCAATCAATTACTTTAGATTCTAAATTTTCAATATCCTTGTTTAATTCTTCAACTTTTGCATTATATTCATCAACAGGAACATAATCATTAATGTTGATATTGTTAATGATTACATTATCTAATTTTATATCTAATTTCTTTTCTAATTTCATTTCTATTCATAATTTAAACAATCAACTTTCATTTCAGTTGGATTCTTTATTTCAGATTCTAATGTTTCAATTCTTTCTTCTAATTGCATTGTATTTAGCTTATTGATTGCAATGTTGTTCTTTGTAAACGTAAATGAACCGTCCTTTTTCAATACAATTTCAACGTGAAATATTGAAGATGATAGAATGTAAGAACCACTTAATTTTATCTCGTTGCGTGATATTGCATTATCTTTATATACGTTATTGACATTTACAATAAATTCATCTGAACCATTTAATACATTGAACAACACAAATACACTGCTGTTGTACCAAAAACTATTATACAACTTTGTATAAAGGGCTGCACGTTCTTCTGTTGCTTGCGTTTCATCGTGTCTTAGTATATAAACTTCACTGGTTGTTGTTCCTGTGCCGCCAGTTCCGCCAGTTGAACCACCTGCACCCGCTATCAAATCATCAACTTCACTTTTAGTATATACATCACTTGAATTTGCTTTCTTATTCAATTCAAGTTCTAAAATGCTTGTTCTACTTACATCTGTTTTATTAGCTAATTTTGTGTCAATCTGACTTTTAGTATATGTGTCAATCGTTGTTCCTGTTCCTTGCTGAATGTCGGCTATTAAATCATCTACTTCCGTCTTACTATATACGTCGGCTACATTAGCTTTCGTTGATAGCTCGTTTTTTGTCGCCAGGGCGGATATGTCGGGTATGTCGGATATGTCAGCTTTGCCCGCCAGTTCCGTTTTAGTCGCAAAACTGGAAGTATCGGGAATGTCGGATATGTCGGCTTTCTCGGCTAACTTGCTATCTACTTCTGCTTTCTTATAATAAGCTGATAAATCAACTTCACCTGCAATTGCATCATCAATCTTTGCATCTACTTCAACTTTTGAATATACGTTGTTTATATCAGCCTTCGTTGATAATGATTGTTTGATTAAAGTATCATCATAATTCGATAGTGATTGAAGTTTTGTTTTGTCTGCATCTGTATAATCATTGCTGGATAGTGTTTTTCCTTCAACCGCATCAACTTTAGTTGATAGCTTGTTATCTACTTCTGCTTTCTTGTAATATGATGATAAATCAACTGTTCCTGCATCCGCAATCTTTTCATCGACTTCTATTTTAGTATAATAATTGGTTAAATCAGTTTCTTCAATATCATCAAATTTTGCATCTATTTCAACTTTTGAATATACATCACTTGAATTTGCTTTCAATTTCAATTCATCCTTTGTTGCAAGATTTGCAATATTTGGAATATCAGATTTGTTTGCTTTATCTGCTAATCTTTCATTTGTTTCTGCTTTTGAATATACATCACTTAAATTTGCTTTCAGCGATAATTTTAAATCAATTTCAGATTTTGAATATGAATCAACCGTACCACCTGTGCAAGTACTATCAACATAGTTGTTATTCTTAATAAAATATTCCGTCTCAACAGTTTTTGCAATATCGAAAGGTTCATCAATTGAAGTGTTGTTGAATCTCAATTTGATGTTATATTTCAATAAACCTTCGTTCAATAAATCCAATTTGCTATTATCCAAAAAGATTTGATTGCTATTAATAATATCATCTTTAGTTACTGTGATATGGTTTTCAATAGATGTTGTATCAGTATAAAATACAATGGTTAATTCACCAATATCGGCAATATCAATGATGTTGTTGTTATCACCAATTTCAATTGAAAATAGTAAATCCGTATTTTTATAAATTTTCTGTATCATCTTCTACATCTGTATTAACCATGTTATTTTGTTGTTGTAAGTATTGTGCTTGCATTACTGTAACATTTCCACCTTCAATTGATGATAGACCAATTTCTTTTCTAATTTCGTTTGCCGTCATCAAACCATTTTGAAGCATTTGTACATAGTAACTTGCTAACGCTGCTTTATCAGTCATTATTAGGGCTTTTTCATCAACATTAACTGATAGATTCAATTCGGACGGTCTAAAAATTTTGCGGCTAAATTCCTGTTCAATCATAACAATATACGGTTGCAATGTCTGGCTTAAAAATTGCAACTGTGATTGCTCTAACGTGCTGTAAGATGATTTAGAAAGGTCGCCAAGTAAAACAGGGGACAAACCGAAAAATCTTGCAATGTCACTGACGTTGAACAATCTACTTTCTAACAATTGTGCATCTGCTGCATTAACCGCAATCTGTTGATAGCTCATATTTCCCTGTAATACTGCTAAACTGTTGCCTTCTCCGTTATATGCCGTGTTCCAGCTTGATTTAATCTGCTGTTTTTGCATGTCGGATAGTTGTCCCTGCACCGTCAAAATGCCGTTGAGAGCGCAACCGCTTTTGAAAAAGTTTGAAGCCTGTTTTTCTGTATCTGCTGTCAATGATAGCGTATTTTTTGCATTTTGTAATACACTGATTCCGTTGATTCCATCCGTAGAATATTTTAATAAATGAATCATATTGCAAGGCTCAACAACTCCCTGTATTGTGCTACATCTGTAATTCAATACACGTGTCAATTCATTGTAGTTGATTGTAACTGAATTTGAATTTAGATATATCAATTCAACTGCATTTCCTGCATCATCTCTTTTTATGTATGCGAAAGCATTTCCCCTTAACATCACATCTATTAATAACAACTTTATAAATTGATAACGTGTCATTAATTGGTTTGGTTGATGGTTTAATAATCTGTTTGCATTGTGTTCTGTATAACGTGTTCTGAATCCGTCTGAATCTTCAAATTGTACATAGATTGGTAACATTGCCACGCTGTCGCTTATTAATTCAACGGCACGATAAACTGCACTCAATCTCATTGCATAATTTGCGCTGAATGATGAATAATTATTGAAGTTCAAAGCATCACTATAATAGCCTGTTAATGCTCTTTCTTCTTTATGTTTGTTTCGTTTGAATATGTTGAAATTCATAGTATTAATACTTTATAATATATTATATAGATAAATATCAATCAGACGGTAAAAATCTGATTTGAATATTGTGGTTGTTGTAATAGTCCGCCTAACGCTTGCAACATTGCTATTGTTCCGTCTATTTTGTTTTGTCGTTGTGTTTTGATTGGTTTTGCATTGTCGTTATGGTCTGTTTTCAATGTTACATTTTTAAAACAATAACGTGTTATTTCATTATCATCAATTATGATTTGATTATTCAATAATAACCGTTCAAATTCTTTGGTTGGTCTGTTGAAATTTCCAATAGATTGTGAGAACGGGCACATATTTAAACCTGCTTCTGTTGCACTGATTGCAAATTGTGTAGCATTCCAACTATCATAATAAATTGAATCAATATATATGATATTGTTTGTTTTTAATATATCATTCAATATATAATCGTAATCGGTAACGTTGCCTTCCGTAACGTTTAACAATCCTTGTCTGTTCCATCTTTTGTATAATTCTGCATTACTATTGTCGCTTAATGCAGATGCAGGTAGGAAATAGCGATTGAAGAAGTAATATTTTCCGTCCGTGTCAAACAAATAACTAACTGCTGTAAGGTCTGATACTGCTGACAAGTCAATTCCAACATAACAGCATAGATTGCTAAAATCTTCAATATTCAATTTTTGTGTTGAATTAATGATGTGAATATCTGGAATCCAAACATTACTGGTTGATAACCATTGGTTGAGATTTTTTGTGCGTACACTAACTTCAAGACTTGATGTATTTTTTGCCTTTGTAATTTCCGATTTGATGAAGTCAGCCGTAACAGTAATATCTAAATTGGGATTCGCTTTTATCCATGTGGTTTCATCATCCCAATTATCATCAATATCAAGTTCAAAAATGAATGCTTGCAATGAATCATCTTCTTTTAGTCCGTTCAATATCTCTTTGCATGTATTATATTTCTGTTTGCATATTCCGAACTGATTGAATCCTGCTGTGCTTATTTCAATCAATAGTGGTTGCAATCGCATCCCCATTGAAGAACTAATAATATCTATCATCTTGCTGTCTTTCGCTTCGTGTTCTTCATCAATTATTGAAAATGACAAATTATATCCGTCTAACTTACTGGTATCACTACTTACTACCTTGATGAAATTATTTTTAAATTTGATTAAATCCCTGTAAACGCTTATTGTCTTTCCTTTTGAATCAAGTGATTTTGCGAAATTTGAAGTAATTGAAAGCAATATCTTTGCCTGTTCACGGCTATTTGCTGCAAAAAATATCTCGCTCGCTGCTTCATTATCTGCTATCAAGTGATACAGTGATAATGCAGCGCATAATGCAGATTTTCCGTTTTTACGTGCCATCAATATAAAAGCGTTCCGACATACACGGGTATCATCTTTTTTGTGCTTGAATCCGTAAATGCTTGCAATAATTAGTGTTTGCCATGCTTGAAGGATAAAAGGTTTTCCGCAATGTTTTCCCAAATAATGACGAATTAATGAGATGAAATTGATAACACGTTGAACTGCTGCATCATCAAAGTAATATTCATCTTTTTCTAAAAATGTTAAAAAGCGATTGCACGCAAGTTTAATACTCTTACATGCAATAATTCTATCATTTAATACATCTTGAATATATTGATAGTATATTGTGTTTGTTATGTCTGTTGTTGCGTTCATTATCTCTTTTCAATGTCATTATTTAGAAATGCAGAAAGCGGGCTATCTTCATCTTCTTCATTGGTATCATCATTCAATTTTGCAGCCGCTTTCGCTGTTAGTCCAAATTCATTTAGTAACTTGATGATTTGAATTTGTGCATCAACTTGCACTTTGAGTAATGGATGCTTTATTGCAGCTCCGAACCTGTCTGTTACCATTAGACCGTCATTTCTGATTGCATCACGACATTGATAAAAGATTGAAAAGTTATCTGCCAGTATGGAAAGGGATGCCAACCATTCGTTTTGAATGCGTTTGTACTTATTTATTAAAAATCGGTGAATGTTCTTCATAGTCGTTTGTACTTCTTCATTGTACATTGAGTAAATTTTATTTGCTTCGTTTGCCTTTGCTTTCATTGCTTGTATCTGTTTTATATATAAATAGGTATATGAATGAAAAAAACAAGATTTGTAAAAGAAAAAGAGAATAAAAGCGAATAATCTTTGTTTTTAACAAAAAAATATGTACATTTGAGAGTGAAGATATATTTATATGTAAGAAAGGCAGATTGCAAGCTGTTTGCAGGTAGTGATTTCATAAGGTTTGTGCTACCTGCATTTACTTTCTAAATTGAAAAACAAACCTGTGATTAATAATAGTAAACTAAACCTTATAAAAAGATGAAAGAAGAAAAATTGCAAGTATATAATGACTTGTTTAATGTTGACAACAACACTGCTAAATACTTTGTATTATACAATACAAATTTAACTTATCTACTAACAGCTAATGAGATTGTAACATTCTATCAGATTGTACATGTATGCAACATAAATAGAAACTACGCATCATTAAACTATCTAAAGAATTTATTGAATATGTCACTTAACACAATTAAAAAATCAATTTCAAAATTGGTATCATTGAAATTGATAACAAGACATAAAAATTATAATTCTACATTTTCCTACACATTGAATCTTGAATCAATTGATTATATCTACAATAAAGTGAACTCATTTCATAGATTGGAAGATAGAAAACAATTCTGCAAAGAATACATTGAAGAATGTGCAAAGACTAATGATATTGAAGTATCAGAAGAATCTACATCAAATTCTACTATATCAAAAATTGATACACCTGTATCAAAAAATGACATAGATACTATATCAAAAATTGATACACCTATGTCAAAAAATGATATAGCTATATCAAAATTTGATACACCTGTATCAAAAAATGACATAGATACTATATCAAAAATTGATACACATATTAATAAGATATTTAATAAAGAAGATGATTTAAATAAAAAAAATGAATTTAATAAAGAAAATGAATCCTATAAAGAAGATGTTGCAGTTGAAAAATTATCTAAAAATGATATGAACTTTGATACGTACTTTGATGAAATTAAAACTGCTTTCAATACAGATAATATTGAAACACTTACTAAATTTGAAGATATGTTTTCATCAAAAGAAACTTTTGATAACCTTTCAAAAGAAGATGTTAGTGAATTGAAATTCTATGCAAGTGATGCAAAACAAAGACTTCAACGTAAATTGAATTTTGATAAACCTGCTGACGCTGATAACTCAAATAAAGCTGATACTTCAACTTTGAATAAAGAAACAACAGATTCTTCAACTAATGATAAATCTTTCAATAGAGAGCTTAAAAATGATATTAACACTGATAATTCAAAAGAGAGTATTAACGATAAAAATAAATTAAATATGAAACAACAAGCAAAAGAGTATTTTAGAGTAGTTGAAATTGAATTTAACCATCTCAATAAGATTAATTCAACTGATACAACCAAATTGAAAAGATACTATGATATATTGAAAGACTTTCCAATAGATGAAGTTGATAAAAATGAAATGTTAGATAAATGTAGTGAGTATATAGATGAAATATCTTCAAAAGAAACTGCTAACGCTAATGTTACAAATGAAGTTGCTAACGCTGAAACTTCTTTTAACAATGATATTGAAAATAAGACTGATATTCCAACTTTAGTAGAAAAAACAACTGATACTTCAATTGAAGAAACATCTTCCAATACAGGGCTTAAAAATTATGCTGACGCTGTTATTCCAATTGAAGAACCTTTTGATATTGAAAAAGCTATTAAAAACAACATGGAGTTCCAACGATATTACACTAACATCAACGTTGCCTTCACAAAACGGAGCATTGCAACATTGAGGTTGTATGAAAAAATGTTTTCTTCCAATGTTGAATATCTTTCAAAAAGAGAAATTGAAGAATTGAAGAATCTTGCAAGCGATGCAAAACGTAAACTTCAAGTTGAATTAAACATTGCATCATAAAACGGCTGACGCTATTGTTGCCAGCCATTTTCAACAAATAAGAGTCGACAAAAAATGTCGGTTCACCTTAAATCTAAAAGTAATGATTGATTTAGACAAGTTAGAACAGATAACAGAACCAGGCGAAAACTGGAAAACGTTGGTTGATGAAAGTAGAAACAAGAATGAAGATTTTGCAATATCCAATTATGGACGTGTTTATTCTACAACAGAGAACCGATTAATAAAGCAATACACTAATAAATCAACAGGTTACAACTACTTTTTCTTGGACGGTTACAATTCACGTACCAATAGAACAATGAATGTACATAGAGCGGTTGCACTCACATGGTTGGTTTATCCGACAAACGCACAGGACGATTTTTTCGTTGTAGACCATATCAACGAGATTAAAACAGATAATAGAGCAAACAATCTCCAATGGATTACGCAACAAGAAAACGTAACGAGAGCAACCGCAATAAAGAGACGTGTTGAAACTCTTAAAAAGACGGTTGAGACACGAAAATTATTGAAAGAAAAAGATTCAATAATTGAAAAACTGACACTTGAAAATAGATTGCTACGTGCAAAGCTATTGAAATATGAAGATACTATATTGTTAGATGATTTAGTTGCAAGCAAACCGAAAAAAGAAAAACCTAAAAAGAAATTTGATTATAAACAACTTCTACAATGAGAAAGAATAAAACAGGTACAAAAGTATATGGTAGTTTCAGCGATAGTTTCTATTATGCTATCGTTGAAAACACATACCATATCAACAAAAAGAATGAAGAAAGAGTACATAAATACAATCAGAAGAAAAAGAAAATTAGAAAAGCATTGAAAAACAAATTAAATTCAAATAAATAATTAATATAATCAAAAGATAGTTATGAATAAAATTAAATTAAAATTGTTGGAATTAGACGTTATGATTACTCAATTATTAAAAGAGAATCAAGAACTAAAAGAGAAATTGTATCAATACGAATTGAACGATGAATTAGCTAAAGCAATTTTTGAAAGTGTGAGAAATGATTCAACTAATAAAGATTGCATCAAATAAGTTGTTTTTTACAAATAAAATATATACATTTGAGATATAATAAATAATGTAACAATTATTGTAATTTTCTCATTAAACAATGTACACAAAAACTTGATAAGCATGTAATTCAATTTACATGCTTTTTTTCTTTCTTCTATTGACAATAATTGAAGATTGAATACTATTTATATACAACTAATTAAAGTTAGTCTACTCATATTATTATTAGTACGTTGGGAAACGGAAGGTATTAATGAATTAATGATTTAAATAATTTATTTTTGTTATTTAAAGTGCAATTATTAGCGAATAGTTGCACTTTTTCTACTTTTTGTGATATTTATTAGTATAAAACAAAAATAATAATGAATCTAAATCAAGGAAATAATGAGAGACTTAATTTTACTACTAATAGCTATATTGCTATTTCAATTTCATTCTACCATAGCACAATATAATATTGCGAAAGTTGTTGTAGAAAATACAATCAATAATACTTATTATAAAAATTGTGTACTATGAGAAGAAAGAGAAATAATCAAAAACAGATTGATTTTCAAGAAATGATTGATAGAAAAATGATTGTTGATTTTCTAAATACATTATTCACTGATATTGAATATACAATGCTTCCAATCTCGGCAAATACGGATTTAACTGCAACAGCAACAACAAACAATAATATACATAAACTACACATTGAAGTGAAAAATAGAAATGTAATGGTTAATGCTTTCAATGATTGTTTTTTGGAAGTATCAAAGTACAACCATTTAAAAGAAGATTGTAAAAACCACATTTCAATTTACATCGCAATTTATCCTGCTGATAGAGTTATTTGCGTTTGGAATCTATCAAAAATTGATATATCAACAATTCCAATCAGACAAATTGAAATGAATGAAGTAACTTATAGAGATGATGAAGAAGAAATAAACAAAGTCGAAAAGGACGTTTATCTGCTCCCAATTAGACTTTCAACCAAATACAACTACAATTATGCCTTTTCTAAACAAATTGCCTAAAAAGCAAAGGAAATACACAAATGACGAAAAGAGAAAAGCACGTCAAAAGATATATAATTCCGCAAAATGGAAAGCATTACGCATTGCAAAATTGCAGCAACAACCACTTTGCGAAGAATGTTTGAAATGTGATAAAATTACATCTGCCGAACACGTCCATCATTGCAAATCATTTATGCGTGCTAACTCTGAAATTGAACTGTTAGAATTAGCGTATGATTATTCAAATCTAATGAGTTTATGCGCTGAATGTCACAATAGATTGCATCGTGAAATGAAAAATAAGAAGTAATAAAAAAAAGCCCTGCAAGGGAAAATTGCAGGGCAAATTGCTTTTTTGTTTGTGTGAAACACGATGTTTAAATAGGACGTTGATTTCATAGAAATGCAATACAAATGATTAGTTACCTATCGTGTTTATGTACTAATGATACAAATACTAATTAAAAAAGGATTGTTATTTTACACGTTTATATTTTGTTGTGATTGGACTACCTGTAATTGGATTTTTGCTTTTTGCCGTGAAATTATTTTCTGAAATTTCAGTTATTTCAGCTTCAAAAGACAATCCAAAATTTGATGTAAATTTGAAAATATTTCCTTCCATCGTCCAGCGTCCCGAATCACTACCATTGTCGTTCCCGTTCCAGTACGTTTTGTCTTCATTAATCTTGAAGATTGATGTAAATTCATCTTCATCATATCCGCCCGATGATTCAATTACTTGCCACCATCCAATTATCATTTCAGCATAGTTTTTATCACTATCATCGTCTTTTGTTTCATCGTCATCACTGCTACAACCAATAAACAGCGTAACACTAAACAACATTGCAAGTAATGCAAATAAATTTAATTTCTTCATAACTTTAAATTTTAGTGGTTAATAAATTAATTGATTTAATTGATATTAAAAAATGATTTTATTGAATTGAAAAATGATATGCAGTTTGCATCAATTAGAACATGCTCATTATTTGATGAATTAATGCGATGTAGTTTGTTCTTTTTTGTCAATATATACAATGTATCATCTTCAATTAGAACGCTGTATATTGCAGCGATTTCAAGTGTGAAATTTGACTGATTGAAATATACTGTGTTGAAATCAACAACCAAATCAAATTTAGTGCTGAATAGTTGCAACAGGTGAAACGCATTAAGATATGTTGTGCGTTTCATCTTCTTTAATAATGTTTTTAATTCGCATCTCTTCATAGCTATATATCTATTTGCTGATTGTAAGATGCAAAGAAGGTGCAGAACTTACAATGCATTGTAGTTAAGGTACAGCCAATACCCGAATCAAAATGCAGTAAGTCTGCACCCATATCTAATACATACGTATAAACACAGATGCAGACAATCAACGCATCTTTGATTCATATAGTTCAAAATTGGCTGTTTTTAACTACAAATCAGCGTTAAATGTCTTATAACGAATGTTCGATGTTTCCCGAACGCCACAAAGATAGAAATATTTCGTTACATGGTAAAAAAATAGCCCGATTAATTTTCGGGCTTACTCTTTCTTCTTCTTTTACCTTCA